ATAGTCCTTCGTTACACCAGCCTTACCCAAAATCTTTTCGACAGATTGGGCATACGATTCCCTCACCTTCTCCTCGCTCTTAGCGTAACCGTATGCCGACTTCGACAACTTGTCGTACTCCGAGCGCATCTCCTTGATGAGAGAAATCAACTTGGATGCGTTCTCGTGAGTTGTACGAGTATGCGTTTTCTTGTCAGATAAATCAATACCCCTTAATTGAGCAGCAAGTTCGATTGCCTTCATCATTAAAGTAGCAAAATCAATATCAGCTTGAATCTTATCCAAAGATTCCTTGCTCGCACCCGAATTTACAGCGGCTTGATATTGAGCATTGTATTGCTCTAAAGATTCCTTGAAACCTTTGTAAGACTCTTTAAGTTGTTTGTTCCTTTGCGATGTTCCTTGCTGTAGTGCTTGCTCCGTTGATACAACAAAGTTGTACATATCACGAGCCTCCTTGTTTGTTGTCTGCCAAAAGATTCCATATTGTGAAATCATTGCAGTTTCAAGTCTTTTGTTGTAATCTTGCTCGTAGGTATCTAAGACTCCGTGTAGTCTTGCAAGTTCGTCATTGTACTGACCTTCTGATACGAGACCATACTCCTTTCTGATACGAAGGACTTCTTCTTCGTTTTCAAGACGGAGTTTGGCAATTTTGTCATCAATTATCCATTGTTCGGAAGTATCACGAAGAGTCTCTTTCGTAAGTCTTACTTGTTCTTCGTAGTTTTTGTTTTGCTCAAGAAGAGCCGCATTAGCCGCTTCAACATTGCGTTTGTACGCTTCATATTCTGCTTCACTAGCAAAGACAGGAGTCGTACCTTCTATATCGTCACGAATTTCATTCAGCTCGTTTTTTAAGTCTTTCCATTGAGAAACATAAGATTGTATTTCGCTTATCACTCCTTGGTTTTGTCCACCAGTAGCAAAAGCATATTTATAACTTTCACCAAAATAAGTCGACAAAATCTTTTGTATGTCAGCAACACCATATTCTTGTAGAGATTGTTGGACAATCTTCGCGATGTTTTGTGCTTGTGACTTTGTTATCTTATGAGATAAACCTCCTTCGCTATCCCAAAACTTTTCTCCAGTCAAAGAGCCTATCAAATCTTGATAAGCCTCATACATGCCTTTTTCGAGTTTTTGTTGTTGCTCTTCTCTAATCTTTTCAGCAGTGTAGTTTCTTATGCTGGTTACTACCTTGTCGTATGCATTGGCCAACTCTTCGACTGTTGTCTTTTCTGTTACAATGAAATCGAGGTATTTTCCATATCTACGCGATATTTCATCCATCACCTCTTTTCTTGCCATTGTACCTTCTGTGGTCTCCTTCAACTTGTTTATTAAAGAACCATATCCGTTGATTTCCTCGTTCATTCTATCCACATTGTCTGAAGCAACGGATTCCAATTCTTCTCTAAAACGCTTCAATTCTCTACTTGCTCTCGTAAGTCTTTCCGTAAGCAAAACGATACCTTCAAAGACAATCAAAGGCCAAAATCTTCTTAATGCGTTTCCTAATGCACTGATTGCACCTTGGAAACTTCTCACGGCAACGACGCCCAACCTTTGCTTCATCGTAAGGATTCCGACTTCGTTACCAAATAGTCTTACTGCGCCAGCCTCTTTCAAAAGGACACCACTGTTACCAGTAAGAGCCTTTGAGAACCAAAGGGTTTGGGTTGTCGCTCCTTGCAAGTATTTGTTTGATAATGCGAACAATGCAGCTCCAAAAGCCGTAACCCAATTGACATTCCACTTCAACACATAAGCGACATTCTGCCAATTCCTAACCAAATCGTTCAGCCTATCTACGAAATTTCGTATCACACCTTGGTTTGCTTGGCCGATAGTGTTCAGCATTTGGTCGTATGCATCATGCAATTTGGCAATTTGACCTTTGACAGTATCGGCTTGCACCTCTTGCATATTAAAGAACTCGCCACCTTCATCGGTCATACGCTTGAAAACTTCTTCTACATCTGAGAAAAGCACCATACGCTTTGTGATTCGCTCCATAACTTCGGCAGTGCCAACTGCGCGACCTTCAAGTTCCGTGAAATATTTCGCAAGACCGCCTGCAATGTTCACACCTGCCTCCGTAAACTGACGAACCTCTGATGCACGCAAGAAGTTAGCCGACTTCACTTGACCATAAGCAAGTATAAGACGACCCATATCGACACCAAGACCAGCGGAAATGTCAGCCAAACGCTTTGTTGTGTCAAACAGTTTCTCGGTTTCGATACGGTAAGCGGCAAGTTGCTTGGTGTAGGTCACGAGTTGCATAGCCTTAAACGGCGACTGCAAAGCCTGCTGCATAGTCTGATTCCAAATCTTCGTGGCGGCATCAACATCTCCGATGATTTGCTTCATTGCTACGAACTGCATTTCAAACTCGCCCCTCGTCTCAATCAACTTCTTTCCGAACTGAGCCAAGCCACGGACGGAGAAGGCTACGCCGAAAGCGGAAGCGAGACGCTGAAGGGTGGGCAACATGTCACCGAAACCTTTTCGTAGACCTTTTACTTCGTTATTGACCTTCTTTACATTTCTGCTTATAAGGTCAAACTGTTGCGAAGTTGACATACCAAGTACAGACAAAGCGTCTTTGTAACGCTTCAACTCATTGGTCATCTCTCCTTTACCGCTTATAACCGTGCCTCCGATTGAAACAGCATTGCGCTTTTCATTGTTTATTGCGTTCATCAACTGTCTAACACGAGCTTTTGCTTCATGTACTGTTATCGGCTTGCCGTTAACATCGACAAGGTTGAACATCACATTCAACTTCGCTGCATCGGCACGATTTATCTTGCCGAGTTTTCTCAAGAATGCGTCTATTTGTTCTGTCGAAAAACCTTGAGTGAAAGCCTTGCCCAAGTCCAATGCTTTTCGATAATCGGAAGCAAGGATTTCATCCATCTCCTTCAATCTTTTGTTCAGATTCTGTAAGGTTTTATCGTCAAGTTGTGCCATTATATTATTCTCCTATTTTATTGTTCGTTTGGAAATTTGATTTTCGTGCCAAGGTCGTTGTTAAGTTCCTCAACGCTCTTGTTGTTCACATCGACGGTCTTAACGCCTCTGTTAGCCGCTTGTTTTTCGCTAAGGTAGTTTACATGCGAGTTATCCATCCCCATTATCTTTATCATCGGTATGCTGTACTTCCACAAGTAGTCCTCCATCGTCATAAACGGGTTAGCCTTCAAGAAGTCCACCATGTCGCCTATCTCGCTAACCGAACGGATTATCTCCGTCCTTGAGTCTTTGTCCTCGTCCTCTTCTTCTCCGTTACGCTCGCTCTGAATATCTGGAGCATACCCAGAGCCTCCATAAAAAAAGACACATCGACCATCTGCAAACAGTCGAGCATGATATGCGCCATATCCTCCTTGTCAGCCGACCACATTATCGTGTCAACAGTCCTCTTGAACATCTTGCTGTATCCTTGGTTCTGGTCTCCGTTTTGGTATATCTTGTTCTTGTCGTTGAGCAAGGCAAGCGCGAGGACGTTGCACAACGCAGGCATCGACACAAGCAACGCCTTCAACACATCGCCGTATGTTGCGCCCTCTTCCTTGTTTACCTTACATACCTCCTGAACGATGAGGTACTGCGTCCCCATTCTCAAAGGTCGCATCTCCCATTCCGTGCCTGCCAACTTCTCTATGGTCGGAGCGTCGGAAAGTATCTCAGCCAATCGGTTCTGCGCCTCGTCGGAGACCTTCAAAGCCTCAGCCTCCTGCTGCTTTATTCGTTGCTTAATGTCTGATTTTGCCTTGATTATAGTCATTGTCTTGAATCTTTAGTTCAACTGCAAAAATATGTTTTTTTATCGAATTACGAAATCGTTCCGCTGCTTCTGTTCACGTTCACCGTTGTCACAGTGCCATTCTCAAAGTTGACCTTAGAATACACATCTGTGCTTCCGCTCCCTTTGTGGTGGAAAAACAGAGGTGTGTTCGCTTGCGGGACAAAAGACACTGGGGTGTATGGGGTGTATGTCGTACCACTTGTAACTGGTACATTGAACTGTAAAGCAGATGTGCCAGCAGCGTTCGATACAGCAAAATTCACTGCCTTTGCAGTCCCCGCAAGATTTCCTTGGGACAACCTTGTCTTTAATTGGTTGATGAAGAGTTTGCTGTTCATTTGAACTTTCGGAAGGACAACATCTGGTTTATTGTTCTCCTTGAACCTAATCCTTATGGCGGCATACAACAGTGTATGGTCGTCATTGAAAGCGGCTGCTCCATCAACATTGTTTACCGTCATCGCATTGAAGCAAGACCTCAATACGGAATTCTGCAAGTCGATGCACTGAGCCGTAAAATTGTATTTTGCCCCAGACACGCACTCGATTAGAGGACTCGCAATGAATTCGTTCTCTTTCGTTGTAGTATTGCCGTCGTCTTGCTCAATGGTTATTGAGTCACCTATGACAGCCGAAATGTCGTACACATCGCCTCCAAGTACGTAATCGCCTATCGTTCCGTTGTACACATAGGGAACAACCATCATCGACTCGGCTTTCTTCAATACAATCCTGTTGTCGTTAGTCGTAATTAGTGACATTTTATTTCTCCTTTCATTTTACTAAAAAAGGGAACGGTACTAAGACCATTCCCTTTCCCTTAATGATAGAACTTTTCGTTTCCGTTTAGTCGACGTCACGATAGTCACAGACCCAAGAGTCTACTTCGCTACCAGATGCGCCAGTAGTGTTCTTCACATAGATAGCCTTGCCGTTGGTGTCGTCATTCGGCGTGATAGCCATAGGAGTCTCCACGGCGGTGTAAGTGCCAGACGGGATTGCCTGTCCGTCAGCGGACGGAATAGGGGCAACCTTGATTTCCTTTGAGAACAAAGTTCCAGAGAGTTCGCCACGAGCGATGTCGGTACGCATGTTTTCGAGGGTCGTCTTGGCGTCCATCTTGACGTAGGGCAGCACAAGGTCGAAGTTCTCGAACACGATGCGGATGTAGACATAGAGGTCTTGATAGCCAGTCGGGAAAATGGTCGCACCATTCTGCATGGTACAGCCGAACATGGTTTGCAGAATGGCGTCTTGGAAGTCCAAGCATTGGCATGTGAAGTTCTTTGCACCTGCCTTGACGTTGGTGTCCAACGGGTCGTCACCGAACTCCCACGGGATTTCGGTCTTGTCTGGGTCGTCCTGCGTCAGCGAGATGGTGTCGCCCACGATGTCGTGGATGTCATACGTGGTCGTTCCAAGATTCAAGTGCTGATATGAGTCGAGCACATAAGGCGTGACGAACATACCAATCGGGTCTTGGAATCTGCGTTGGTTAGCGTTGGTTTGAACAATAGCCATTGTTGTATCCTTTCTTATTTTATTGTTATACTTTTGTTTATTAGCAAGTTATTGTAATGTTGAAATAGACGAAGTTGCGGTGCCATTGGATGTTGGTGTCGTAGTCGGCACCGTTGGATATGCGTTCAACGGAGTAGTGGTCGTCTGAGATGCTGTCGAGCACGTCACATAACTTGTTTTCCATCTGGTACAGTAGCGGGACGTTCTTCGACCCGTCGGGGTTCGGTCTCGCATAGAGGAAAACATAGACTGTCGCCTTGCTGTATGGCCCGTAGTCGGTCATAGGCAGGTCGCAGTCAATGAGCACCATGTCGTTCCAGTCGCCGCCCGTCGTAGATGGTAGCGTGCCTGCGAAAACGTGGTCTGACACCGAGCTTATCAATGCTTGGTACAGGTACTCCTCGACCATACTTGTGTTTGCGTGTCTGTTAAGTTCTCTCATGCTTCAAATCTTCCACCAGTTTCAAATATATATCCGTAAAATATTCCCCTGTCGCTTTCCTTGAAATCGTAGATGTCAGCCATAAGACGGTTTATGATAAGACTTAACACAGGCATATCATATCCGTAATACGTTTTCCCATCTTTACCTACAACACTTGCCCAAACGTCTTTTTCAAGACGTACCGCATAGGGCATTGTCGCTGCGATTACAACAGAGAAATCGTTTTTGTTGATAAGGTCATATTCCTCAAGAAACTTCTTCGCCCTTGACGCAGGGTCTGGGTGTCTTTCTTTGCCAGTGGGGGACTCTTCACTTGAACCACCTGTAAAACGATACATTCGTTTCAGTCTTCCACGATGGTAAATTCCCATGCAGATGCTTCTTGTCAAATCTACCGTTCTATTATTGTAACCTCTGTTTGAAGGATAGCTCCAAGAACTTAGAACGCGCCCCATCTTACGACTGATTTTGTTGTAAAAATGGTTGATGATTTGCTCGTTCAACGTGTCTCCTTTTGGGACTATTTCACCCAAACCAACAAGTTTGTTGAACTTCTGCTTGACAGACATTAGCGTTTTTTCGCTATATATCGGTCCAAGTCCAGCCTCGCAGTAGATTCCTCCAATCATACGTCAGTAGCCTCCACCCTTGCGAGATAGCCACGGCATCGGTGCGGCACCACGTCCTCCCCTCGCTCGGTGTAGTTCTCGAATGTCCCCAACTGCGACGGAAACACGCCTATGACCTTTCCAGCCACAAGCAAGCCGTATTGGTGACCTCGGAACATGTCCCCCCTCTGCACGGGAACGACGTCGGTGTCGCTGTCGAAAGGGACGTAAACGCCATAGACGGCCTTCGCCGTCTGCGTGGCGCGATAGTTCGCGTCCTCTTGGATGTCGCACACCACCTTGGCTATAATCTCCTCCGTCTGAGGGTTCAGAAGCGAAGAAGGATTGCTCACCGAGCGGTAGAACTCACCCTCGAAAGGATAGTCTCGCAATTCGTCCCTGTCGATGTATGCCATTATTACTCCTGTTTTCAGATGTCGTTGCGGAAGAAGACCTTGGCGGAGTTGTCGGGAATCTCTTCAAGCATCGGGTCTTCGTACTGCTCGTAGATGCCCCTCAGCCAGTCGAGAATCTCGTCCTTGTTGTACATGGTCTGCGAACCGATGCCCTTCTTGTACGAGCCGTGCGACTGGTCGAACGAAGCCCAAACGTTTGGCGAAAGGTATGCGGTCAGCAGCAGGTCGGCGGTGATGAGGTCACGGTCGCGCTTCGTCAGTTCGTCGTATTCCGTCACCTCAGCGACCCCCCTCTCCAAGGCGATGCGCACAAGCACCGCCTTGTCGAAGGTGAATCCTGTAAGACCACTCATGTACTGTAAGATGTCAAACTCTATCGCAGCCATCGTCGTCTATTCCTTTCCTTTATTCTTAGTACCAGTTACCGTTTTCGCTGGCAGTGCCAGTGGCCATGATGAAGTGGTACAGGAACTCGTCCAGCGAAGGCGTGGCGGAGTAGATGTAACGGGTACGATACTCCAAGTCACGGCCGTTCGGCCAGATGGTGTTGTTCAGGTAGCCCAAGCCGCCGAGAGCAGGTACGTAGAAGTCTTGAATGGCGGGGTTGGAGTAGCGGTCGTCGAACCACTCGGCGTCGATGATGTCGGTGTGGCGCATCATACCTGCGCGACCGAGAGGACGCAAGGTGGCGACACCAGTCTTCCAACCACGGACGATGCCGTCGATGGCGTCGAACTGTGCGCTGTCGTGCACGAAGATGGTGCAGTCCTTCAGGCGGCTGTTCAGCATTTCCATCACCTGCGCGTCGTCAAACGTGTAGCCAGCGGAAGCGAAGTTCATCTGGTCAACGCTGAGAATGTTCGGGTTGGCACGCATGTACATCGTGGTCAAGACCTGCTTGTTCTTCATGATGTAGTTGTCCCAAATGGCCTTCGGAACGTCGAGCTGCCACTTCCAGTTCTTGCCGAGCTTCGTGTTGATTTGCTCGATGAGGCGGTTGATGGAGTCGATGAAGAGGGCGTCAAGGTCTGCCCAAGTGGTCTGGACTTCCACGCCGCCAGACACCTTGTACATGCAGGCGTTGAGGAAGTTCTTGGTCGGGATGGGAGCCTGATGGATACCGGCGATGATGCCAGCGCCCTTGTCATAGTAGACGTAGCCGTTGGTCATGAGCTGCTCGCCCATGTAGGTCAGGGTCTGGTTCATGCCGTCGATGAAGTCCTGCACCTTCTCGGCATATCCTGCCAAGAGTTGCGCGTCGTACTCGCCGTAGGCTTCACGAAGGTTCTCGTAGCGGACTTTCTTGTCCATCATCGTGGCCTTTGTCTCGTGGAAGTGGCGGGTCGTGAAGTGTGCAATCGGCACGGTGTATGCCTTGGCGTTACCTTGCTCGACGGGCAGTGAGTCGCCAAGAGGCGCACGCATGTCCGACATGACGGCGGGCTCGACCTCACGCATGGCAGCGGTGACGGTGGCAAAGCCATTGGTGTCGTGTTTCGTGACCTGCGGGTCGATAATGAAGTCCTGTCTCCAAGCGGAGAAGTTGTTCACGTCGATGAGGTCGGGGTTGTTCAGAATCTCGTTGACAACAACGCGCCCCTCGGGGCTGAAGATGTTGAAGTACGAGGATTCGGAGAAATCGGGGAATTTATGTGCTGACATAGTAGTAATCTCCTTTCTTTAATTAAGCTTCAAGCGCGGTTACACGAGTGTCAAGTGCGGTCACACTGGAGTCAAGCGCGGCAATCTTCTTGCCGTTGAGAGCCCAGTTCACATGGAAGATGTTCGGGATGTTGCAAAGGTTGAGGTCGAGCACGCATTGCGGCATGGGCGACATCTTGCTAATCCACATCATTCCGCCGAGGGCGGGAGTGTATTGGTAGCGAGCCTTGTAGAAGTCGCTGTCGGTCACGGCGGTGATTTCGCCAGTGGTCTGGTCGCGGGTGACGCCGACGTCGTCGATGTTGTCGTCCTCGAAGAAGTCGGTGTCGCAGTCGAACACGCCGTTGATGTTCTGCACGAGCATCTTCTTGTCGGAGCCAGCTTCCTCGGCTTCGACCATGATGGCGCCCTTGGTGATAGTGAGCGCTGAACTGATGGTCAGCTGCCACACGTTGACTGAAGCGCCGCTAATGGTTGCCGTGGTAGCAGACACGGCTGTGACGGTGACGGCGGTGCCAGTGCCGCCGATGACGGCGGGGGCGACCATCAGCACGTCGCCGACGAACGGCTTGTGCTTGAACTCGTCACGCTCGATGTACACGGTTGTCGTGTTGGACACGGCGTCAGCGACCTTGAAGGTGCGCAGGATGTAGATTTCGGGGTCAAGCCTGTCGCTGGTGGGCGTCATCAGCTTGGGGCGGTATTCGAGCAAGTCGCCAGCCCACATCTTGGCGCGACCCTTGGGCGGGTTCATCACCTTGCCGCCGAAATGCGGGTAAACCATGTCGTCATGGGTGCCCACGAGGTTGGCGAAGACATTCTTGTAGCCGCCGATGTTGCCAGTCTTCTGGATGAGGGCGGTGCCACGGAAATGTCCGTTGATAATGTTGTTAGGCATAGTCTGGGTGTTTTAATGTTGTTGTTTTACTTAGTTTCTGTCTTGACTTGGCTGTTGCCGTACATCTGTTTCTTGATGCGTGCTGCAGCGGCCACGGCGTCCTTCACATGCTTGGAGTCGTTGTCATCGTTGTTGTCTGTCGACCTCGGGGTCATCTTGCCGCCCTTCGTGTGCGTCTTGTTGTAGAACGCAACGTAGTCCTTGGCCTTGGCCTCGACGTCGGTGTCCTCGGTGACGCTGATTTCGGCGAGATACGCCTCAATCCAGTCGTTGTCCGTGATGCTCTCCTTCATCTTGTCAGTCAGTTGCCTGCGCTTCTCTGCGACCGTCTTCTCCTTGTCCGACGTGGCGAGACGCTCCTCCATCTTGGCAATCCTTTCAAGCAATGCCTTAGTCTTCGGGTCGTCTTCGTCTCCATCGCCATCATTCGGATGCTTCTTGTCGTCGATTTTCGCCTGCAACTCGTCAAGCTGCTTCTGCATCTTCTGCGCTACCTTGGAGTTCTCGCTGTGCGTCAAGCCGATAGAGGTCTTCACCTGCTTGAACACCTTCCCAACGAAATCCTCCAACTCCATCTCACTGTCTTCCCCAATCAGCTCGAAGCTGTTGTCTACAGCCTCCGAGATGGTGCGCGAAAGGTCAAGTTCTTTGTCCTTTGCGGGGATTTTGGCCTCAAGTGCTTTGATGGCCTCTTGCTTCGTGAACTTCATGTGTTTTCGTGTTTTAATGTTAAGTGAATATTATTCGGTGCAAAAATAAGTAATTTTCAATAAGTTACGCACACTTATTTGAAGTTTTATGTCAAGTTGATATGTAACCATTTGGTTCATAATGTTATGAATTTTTAAATAATAATATTTATTTTTGTAAACATTGTGTTTTTCAGTGTTTTTTAACGGTTACTTGAAGTTTTACTTTAAGTGCTTTCTCTTGTTTTTGTGGAAAAAAGCGTATATTTGCAAGCGGAATCCAACTCGGTGGCGGGGGATTTCTTTTCTTGCGCTTATCCCTCGCCACCTTTATCAACAAGCGCAAGATAACCATAAAAGCGCAAGAAAATGGTACAAAACTTAGAAAATGAAATCTGGAAACCAGTGGTAGGATTTGAAGGAAAATATGAAGTCAGCAACATGGGGCGAATAAAAAGCCTAAGTTACCTTAGAACGGGTAAGGTGAAGCTATTAACCATACTTTCCACTAAAAACGGTTATTCGTTTACTTCTTTAACAAAAAACAATGTAACAAGACATTATCTAATTCATAGAATCGTCTATGAGGCTTTCTATGGTAGGATACCTAAGTTTATAGCTTCTACAAAAGGAGACAAACGGATGGAAGTTAACCACATAAACGAGATTAAATCAGACAACAGATTGGAAAATCTCGAACTTATAACTTGTACTCAAAACAACAATCATGGTTTGCATAAACAACGCATAGCAAAATCAAACTCAAAA